GTGTTTGCCACCCACAAGAGGAAGCAGGAAGCTACGCAACAAGCTATATACCGACAGAAGGAAGTAGTGTAACGAGGGTTGCTGAAACAGCTAATGATGCGGGTAATTCAACTGTATTTAATGATAGTGAGGGTGTGTTGTTTATTGAATGTTCACTTTTTACAAATTCAGGCGAAAATAATTATTTTAGTATAGGCGACACAACAGGTACAAGGGATAGTGTAGAATTGCACTTTAGAACTGAAACAAGTAGAATAAGAGGTATAATATACTCAAATAATACTGTTACTGTTAACATATCCAATTATTCATTTAATAAAACTAACAACAATAAAATAGCTTTCAAATATAAAGCAAATGATTTTGCTATATGGGTTAATGGTACAGAAGCTGTTACTGCATCAAGTGGCGCAGCACCTTTAAAATTATCTAATTTACAATTTGCTGATGCTAATAATGGTAATACTTGGTATGGCAAATGTAAACAAGTAATGGTATTTAACGAAGCATTAAGCGATAGCGAATTACAAGCATTAACAAGTTAATTATATAAAAATGGGATATTTATTTAAAAAGTACGAGTTTACAGATCAAACAGAGGCTGAAAGCTTTATAGACGGGTTGCCACACGAAACAGACGAAGAAGGCGAAACGTACCCAACGCATAAACATACTATAGTAAAATTAGGCCACGTAGTAGTAACGCCAGCTGAATATGAAGAAGGCGAAGATGGCGAACTAGAAGAAACTACAGCGGCCGTACTAGCTGATAATTATAGCGTAGACGTTCTTTGGTCCGATCTAGAAGAACAGCCAGAGGACTGGGCCGACTTTGAAATTATTATAGAAGGTAACGGGGTACATACGTTTGCTGGCTGGGCTTATAGCTAAAAATTTAATTAGTATATTTGTATAAAATTTAACGATATGGCTAATACAGTTTTTAACGGCACCGATTTACTACTTAAAGTATCTTCTACAGACGGTACAGAGGCTAACATAGGACACACTACTAGCTGTTCTTTATCTTTATCAGTGGACTTACCAGAGGCCACTACTAAAGACAGTAGCGGTTTTCAAGAAGTAATAGGGGGCGTAAAGTCTGGCGAAATTTCTTTTGACGGTCTAGTAGACTATACAGATAGCCAAAACGCAGCGGAATTAAACGACTTTTTACTTAACAGAACAAAGTTGTTTTTTGAGTTTGGTACGTCTGAAACTGGCGACCAACTTATTAGCGGGGCTGGGTTTTTGTCTAGCTTAGAAATGAGCGCCGAAATGGAAGGCCCTGTAACTTACAGCGGTTCTATTACTATTACTGGTACTATTACAACAGCTACTAACTAGTAGGTAACGAATTTAAAAAGGGCTAGTAAGGGCTAGCCCTAAATTTTATAAAATGGCAAACAGAAAACGAGGGTATTATACCTTAAAACTAGGCGGTAAAAACCGTACACTTCACTTCTCTATGAACTTTTGGGCCAACTTTACAGAGGGCCTAGAAATATCTTTAGATCAAATAGGCGACGTATTTAAAGATGGTTTAAGCCTTACCGATATTAGGCTACTTGTTTATAGCGCTATACTGGCTAACGATCAAGAAAACGGTAACGACGTAGATTATAACCAGTATACTGTAGGCGCCTGGCTAGAGGACTTAACAGCGGACCAGCTTAACGATATTGTAGAGGCCCTTACAGAAACTAAAATACTAGGTAACGATCTTAATATGGGGGTTAGCCGTAAAGCTAAGCCAGCACCTAGACAGCAAAAAAAAACAGCGCCCTAACTTGGGCTAGTCTATTAGATTATTATATAGGCCAAGTAGGTATACAGCCTAACGATTTTTGGGCTAACACTTGGACCGAAAACCAGCTACTTGGCGAAAGCTATAACATAAAACAAAACTTAGACTGGGAGCGTACACGCTATTTAGCTACTATGTTATTTAACGTAAACTGTAATAAACGTAGTCAAATGATTGCGCCCGACAAACTTTTTCCTTTACCCCAAGACGTATACCTAGAAAAAGGTAAACCCAAAAGCACAAGAAAACACTACGAAGCGTTTTTAGAAAAAGTAAGCAAAAGCAAAAAGAATGTTAAAAGCGTAGAAGGTTTTTAACAAAAAACAAAGCGTTAAAAATTTCGTAATTTTACGGCTATAATTTATACCTATGCCAGACAACAAACTACGGGTAATTCTACAAGCCGATACTAGCAAATTTACCAACAGCCTAAACAAGGCCAACAAACAAATGGTAAACTTTGGTAAGAAGCTTACAGGCGTAGGTAAAGATCTTAGTTTAAAATTATCGTTACCTATAGCCGTAGCTGGGGGCGCCGCTATAAAGCTAGCTAGCGACTTTGAAGAAAGCCTTAATAAAGTAGATGTATCTTTTAAAGATACGGCAAAACAAGTTACAGACTTCTCTAAAACTACGCTTACCCAGTTTGGTATAGCCCAGGGTACCGCCTTAGATATGGCCGCTATGTTTGGCGATATGGGTACCAGTATGGGCCTTACAACACAAGAAGCCGCGAATATGTCTACTAGTATGGTAGGCCTTGCTGGCGATTTAGCGAGTTTTAAGAACATAAAAATAGAAGAAGCTACGACAGCCCTAGCCGCTGTATTTACTGGCGAAACTGAAAGCTTAAAACGCCTTGGTATTGTTATGACTGAAGCGAACCTTAAACAGTTTGCCCTAACCCAAGGTATTACAAAGAATATCAAAGAAATGACTCAAGCTGAAAAAACTACTTTACGTTATCAGTTTGTTATGAAGTCTTCGGCTAACGCGCAAGGCGATTTTGCTAGAACCCAAGACGGGGCCGCTAACCAAATGCGGATATTTACCGAAAGCTTAAAAGAACTAGGCGCTAATTTCGGCCAAGTTTTGTTACCAGCCTTTACGCAAATAGTCAAAAAGGTAAACGAGTTTTTAAAATCTTTGATGGGCTTAGACGATCAAACCAAAAAGACTATAGCTATTATAGCTGGTATAGCCGCAGCTATAGGCCCAGTACTTGTAATTATAGGTAAAGTAGCTACTGGTTTTGGCGTAGTAGCTAAAGTCTTACCTTTTGTAGCTACTGGTTTTAAACTTCTTACTACGGCTATGCTGGCTAACCCTATTCTAGCTGTAGCCGCAGCGGTTACTACTTTGGGCGTAGCGGTTAGTAGATACTCTAAAAAACAAAAAGACGCTAGACGCCAAGAAATGGTAGGTGGCAAAAGCGTTATACAATTACAACAAGCTATAGCCGACGAAGAACAGAAACTGCTAGATATATCTAATTCAAAAATTAGAAATAAAAACCAAGAATATCGTAAAGTAAAGCGTAGGATAGCTATTTTTCAAGAACAAATAGAAGTTTTAAAAGAAGAAAAAGCCGCTACAGACGACGCTACTACGTCTACAGACGAATACACTAAAGCGCTAGAAAACTTAGGTACTACAGCCGAAACTACTACTACTTTTAGACGCAAACAAGTTACTAGCTTAGGCGGTATTGAAGGCGGTGGCCTTGCCGAAGTAACTAAAAACGAAACGGTAAGGGACGACGAGCTAAGCGATAAATATGGAAAAGAACTTACTAAAGACGTAATAAAAAAATACGACCCTGTAGCGCAACTAAACGCAAGTATAGCCAATTCAAATAAAGAACTAGCCGCTAAGCTAGACGTAACAAAACAAACGCTAAACGCAAAGGCTACAGAAATGCAAGTACTTAGCCAGCAATTTAGCGCGGCCGCTGGCGAAATTGTTACTGGTGGTATGCAAGATATGGCTGTAGGCATAGCCGAAGCTTTAGGCGAAGCTGTTATAAGCGGCGGTAATTTAGCTGGCGCTTTAGGTAGCGTAGTTTTAGGCGCTTTAGGCGATATAGCTATACAGCTAGGTAAAACAGCTATAGGTATAGGTATAGCTATGGAGAGTATTAAAATGTCTTTTAGTAACCCCTTTACAGCTATAGCCGCTGGGGTTGCGCTTATAGCTTTAGGTTCTGTTATAAAAAACTTTGTACCTTCAATAGTACAAGGTGGCGGGGGTGGCGGTAAAGACGTACCAGAGTTTGCTAACGGGGGTATAGTAAGTGGCCCGACCCTTGGACTTATGGGCGAATATGCGGGCGCTAAAAGTAACCCAGAGGTTATAGCGCCACTTAATAGACTGCAAGGAATGATAGGCGAAAAACAGCCACAACAAGTAAACGTAGGCGGCGAATTTCAAATAAGAGGCCAAGACCTTATAGTAGCTTTACAACGTGCCGAAAAACAACGCGGCCGAATTAAATAAAAACTATGGCATACGGGGTAAAATTTAGACTAGATTTTGACGATGTACTAGGCAACGGTAAGCGTATAGAAATACTTAAAGACGGTTACGTAGGCGACCCAAGTAGTTACCCTGTTTACCCGCTTATAGGTAGAGGCGACCCTGTTGTAATAAAGTGGGACGCCGACGACGATTTTTATAGCCCTATAATTGGTTCTACTTGTACTTTAAATTTGTTTCAAACAGACGATACGCAATACGACACTTTTTTTGATGCCCAAGAAAAAGAATACAAAGTAGTAATAAGCGCCGCCCAAACTGTTAGCGATATTTACAAAGAACGAGTACAGCAAGACGGGGGTTTTGTTGAAGCTAAAAGCTGTATAGATAGTACGATAACTGGCTACTACGATACTGAAAGTTATTTTAATAAAAGGGTATTAGACGACGGCGGGGTAACTGAAAGCCTAGACTGTATAGGCGAAGTACTTACTGTAGAACGCCGTAATATATTTACTACTTACTGGGCTGGCTGGCTTGTAACCGATCAAGTTAGCGAAGTTATGGCGCCTAACCCACAGCCTTTAACTTTAACGGCTTTAGACGGCCTTGGTACTTTAGACAATTACAACCCATTAGTAGAAACTTCTACAAGTACTATTATAGACAGGATAGCCGAAGCTTTAAACGAAATAGATTTAGACTTAGATTTTTACGTAAATAACGATATTAAACAGTATGTAACCCACCCTTATTTTACAGATGTTTATTACCCTATAGAACAGTATGAGGATAATAACTATTATTACGATACGGCGCGCGAGGGCCTTAAATATGAAATTTTTGATAAAGACTATAACATATATAACAGCAAAGAATTTCTAGAAATTATACTACAAAATATAAACGCTAGGGTATACCAGTCAAACGGTAAATGGGTTATAGCTAATAACAGTACATATAGCGAAATTAGGGTACAAGACGATGTACAAGAAGTATTACAAGACACTTCTACTTTACCAACTGATATAGAACAAAGGCGCTTAAATTATCTTAAAGGTAAAACAGAGTTTACAGAGTTTAGAAAATATCTAGATACTAGCCAAAGTAGCTATACTACTTATAACTTCCAGGCTTTAAATAATATAAAAACAGACGTTTTACCGCTATACCAAAGCCTTGTAAGAGAAGTTGAAAGGCCATATAAAAAGATTAATTTAGCTGTAGAACAGCGTAAAAATTTATCACAATACAATACTAGTTTTGAATATGGCACTGAATTTTATATAAATTATAGCGGTTCTGTAGGTAACTACGATATAGTAAAAATAGGTACAAAGTCTTGGCGAACTTCATCTAGTAGTACTGATAGTGGCGAACCTACTAGTAGAATTTTAACTACAAATAAATTAAATGATTATGCAGCTAGTAACGCTACAAATAATATAAAAGTAAAAGATTTTAAACCTATTCTATCTTTTGATTATTATATAGATACTGGTAATACAGATCAAAGCTCTGGGATCGCTGCCAAGATATGGTATAAAGTTACGGCTACTGATAATTTTAGTAACGTTTTTTATTATGACGTAGAGGAAAACGAATGGACTAGCAGCAGCTATATGAATTACGAAGCTGTAGATACAAACCAAGCCGATAAATGGTTAAACAAAAGTATTACAGCTGATATAGACGCTAGCGGTTTTGGTTCTAAGGTAAATTATTACGTATATAAACTAGAATTTTATAGACCATACAGGGGTGGTATGTCTGGCTATAATTATTTATATTTAGATAATGTAAAAATTAAACAGAACCACCAGCAATTTTTTGATCGTTTTATAAACACTAATAGCTATTTGGCTGTAGATTTTTTCCCAGTTATTAGTAAAGCTAGTGTAGAATTAAATAGCACTACAAATAATTTAGAAAAAGAGTTAAAAATACCAGTAATACTTAAAAACTATAACCACAATTTAAAAGTAGGCGCAACGGCTTTTGCCGCTAAATACCCCCAAGGTATAGCGGCCTTACCTTATTTTGAAGAACAAAAGCAATATACTAGCGACGCCGACGTACCAAGGTTACACGAAGCTATATTAAAGCAAAAAATAAATGACTTTAAAACCCCTATAAAAAGATACGAGGGTACGCTTTATAATAATAACAGCCAGCCCCTTAGTATGCTTAGTAAGGTATGGGTAAACTTTGGCGAAAACATATTACAAGAAGTAAACAGCTGTATTATGGATAGCTTAGAATATAACGTAAAGAAAAACGAATACGATGTAGTTATGCACTTGCCAAATTCAGACGCCCAGCTTAATGTTACTATTACTAAGGAAGAAGAACTTATAGAACGATCTTAACAGCCCTTGTTTGCTGCCAGCCGCCAAAATAACAGCTTTGTTTGAGGCGGCTTTTTTTTGCAATTATTTTTTAAAATAGTATTGTAATTACAAATTTTTTTTTAATCTTTGTACAAATTAATACTATGAATAGCACTTTTAAAGACGAACTAAAAAGGCTAAAGCTGACGCGTAACGACGTTTGTAACTTGTTGGGCTGTACTTACCCAACGCTGCAAAGTAGAATAAATAAACCCGATAGTTTTACTTTACAGGAATTGAAATCGTTACAAGGCGCGGGTTTTGATATTTATAAATTTATTGAAATTAACTAAATGAAAACAGTAAACATAAAGGGTAAAGAGTACGTAACGGTAAACGAGCGGCTTTTACACTTTAGAAACGCCGCCGAATATAAAGGCTGGCGTATAGTTGAAGACCTTGTAGGGCTAGACGAAAAAGAAGGTATTTTTAAAGTTACTATTATGGACCCAGAGGGCAACGAAATAACAAGCGCCCACGCACAAGAATACCGCGATAGTAGCTATATTAATAAAACTTCATTTTTAGAAAATGGCTTTACAAGCGCCTTAGGGCGCGCCCTTGGTTATCTAGGTATTGGTATTGATCTGTCTATAGCAAGCGCCCAAGAAGTGGGTAACGCTGTATCGAACCAAGAAACAGATAACAAAAGCTGGCTGACCGAAGAACAGTTAGAAGCCACGCTAAAGGGTACTAAAGAACAGGCCGTAAAGGTTCTGGATAAATTCAAAGTACGAAAGACGTACCGCGAAAAAATTACTAATCACTTTAATATATAATTATGCAACAAGAAAAAACCTTTGTAAACGGCTTTATAGTAAAGCGAAACGATAACGCGCCAGACTTTGTACTGGCTAATCTAAGCGTTAAACTTGACGACTTTGTAGAGTTTGCTAAAGCTAACCATAGCGACGGCTGGCTTAATATAAGTTTTAAGCGCGGCCAGTCTGGTAAATGCTATGCTGAACTAGACACCTGGAAGCCGACAGCTAAAAAAGAAGCTAAAGAAACTAAGGTAGCGCAAGGGTCAGATGACTTGCCTTGGTAAGTTTAACCAGCCCTAGCCTTACGGCTGGGGCTTTATTATTTAAAAATGTATATAAAACTTGATAATGAAACTATTGATCTAGCTGTAGATAGCATAAAAGAAAACATACAGCTTGTAGCTTTAGGTTCTAAAATAGCGGACTTCACAAAAGCAAAAGAACCAAAAGAAGTACTAGACTATAAAATAGACTACGTAACCGCGCTGTTTAACGCTATAGACAAGCTAGAACAATATAAAAACCTAAATAATGAAAGTAACTAAAGATACCAACGAACAGTACCATAGTCAAAAAGACTATATAAGCGCGAGCGGTTTAAAAACGATATACTTAAAAAGCGTAGACCACTTGCTTACTCAAAACATAAAAGAAACGCCAGCTATGGCCCTAGGGACAGCTGTACATACAGCTATTTATGAGCCTATGGAGTTTTACAAGGAAAACCATTTTATACCAAAAATAGATAGGCGTACAAAAGCTGGTAAAGAACAATACGCCGAAGAAATTAAAAACGCCGAGGGTAAAAAAGTCTTTGACGAAGAACAGCACCAGCTAATAAAAACGATAGTAGAGAACGTTAAAAACGACGATCTGGCTAAAAAATATATACTTGGCGAATGTGAATACAGCCACTACTTAGAACATAACGGTATAAAGGTTAGGGTACGGCCCGACTGTATAAACCGCGTAGCTAACTTTATAAGCGATGTAAAAACGTGCCAAAGCAATACGCCCAAGGCGTTTAGAAGTGATGTATATAAAAGGGCTTACCACTTACAAGCCGCTTTTTATATGGATATGCTTAATATAAAAGACTTTAAATTTATAGCAATAGAAACCAACGCGCCTTACAGCGTACAAGTTTACACGCTTAGCGAAGATATGATAGACCAAGGCCGCGCAGCCTATCAACAAGCACTAGCGGACTGGCAGCTATATATAGAAACAGGGGTAATAACTGGCTACAAAGGCGAACGCGCCGACGACGGTAGTATAATTTTATAAAAGTTATGAACAAATTTAAAGACTTTGTAGAACAGTATTTTAATTTAAAGCTAGACGCGAAGACGCGTAAAGCTAAATACGTACGCGCTAGGTGGATATATTTTTATTTATGCCGCAAGTATACCGCCCTTAGCTACAGCGCAATAGGGCAAAGCGTAGGTATGGACCACGCTAGCGTATTATATGGCGAAAAAGAACTAGAAAACGTGCTACGTTTCGAGCCTTTATTAAAGCAACAGTTTGACGAAATCATCTATAGTTTGAGCGACCCAAAGGGTTATAGCGAGTTAAATATTGAACAACTTGTTAAAAAATATAATAACTTGCTAATAGAAAACGCCCAGCTTAAAATGGAGAAAAACACTTTTAAGTGGGGTAAAAAA